ACCACCACCATTTACAGTTACAGCATTAATTGCAACTGTTTTAGCACTTGAAGCGTGTTGTGTAATTTGTAAGGTAAATGTTGAAACACCATTAGCTGGAACATTAGTAAAATCTATATCTGTTATGTTTTCTGTTAATGTTATAGATCCTGTGTTTCCATTGTTCATATCTATTGCAACAACACCAGAAGAAGAAGTAACTGCTACATCTGTTTCTGCGTAATCGGTTAATGTTATACCAGAAACTGTTGTATCTAAGTTAAGCGTAACTGCACCAGAAGCACCACCACCATTTAGGTTTGTACCAGCTGTAACAGCAGTAATATCACCGTCCCCAATAAAATCTGTCCAAGCTGATCCATTGTAAAACTGTAATACATTGGTGTCTGCTAAATAACAAAATTGTCCCTCTACAGGTGATGTTATTTGTGCGTCCCTAGCTGTACTGTCTGCAAATATAGATATGGATTGTTCCATTAAATAATCATTTACATCTGCTGCTGTAAGAACTTCACCAACAGCAAAAACTTTAAATCCGTTTGCCATATTTTTAGTTTATCCTTTCTTTGTTTAGTTTAATTGTATGTGTCATTAATAACCTAACTTGTCTGTATCTAATATACCAAACAATGTGTTGTCTAGTCGCATAAACGCTTGTACGTCTGCGTTAGATAGCTTATATGAACAACTAAATATATCTGGTGTAATGTTGTAGCTAATACTGTCTATTATCTCGTTTGATGTTATTTGGCTTGGACTACCACCACCCGGTGGTGTTAGTTCTACTTTGACCACATCACCTACTTCACGATCTAATATACTGTTTTGGTTTCCTGTTGTAGCTTCTGTTAAATCAACAACTAGGTTATCAAATCTAATTAATGCGTCTTTAAATTTACCAAGTAAGAAGTTTGCTGCGTCATTAACTTCACTATCACTATCGTTATATAGTCCACTTCTACTTAATGTTCTAATCAAATATTTACCTTGCGAACCAACATCTTCTACTGTTTGTGTAGATCCACCAATTCTTGTTAAAGAAACTACGTTAAATATCTCATTGTCATCATTAATATAATCTACACGTAAGTATGGTATATCGCTACCGTCATCACTAAATGTAGCGTCTGGTGTGCTTGGGAACGTAGTATGACGTGATTTAAACGTTAATTTACCGTCTTTAGACATAAACAGTAATCCATTTTCGCTACGTTCAATATTCTGTAAAACAGACAATGTGTTTTCACTAATACCACTTAATGCTTGCATTGTAGATATTCCTGTTTCTATATCTCTATCTGCACCAAACTTAACGTTTGCGTTGTCTAATACATTACCTACTAACGTGCCACTATCTGCACTACTAAATGAAGCATTGATTAAGTTAGTGTTTGCTAACTTCATAAAACCGTCTGAAGCAACAAAATCTGCAAAAGAGTTAGATTGATCTGGATAAGTTAGGTTTATGTCTGTTACAAAACCTACAAATAAATCTTTATAACTACTGCCACCGTCTGTTGTTGCGTCCACGTGTATAGCAATCATTGGTTCAATACCCGGTGAATATGGACTTGATGTATTGGTGTTTTCGTATTTACGTGCATTGTTAAGCAATCTTACTGAACAACTACCAGTAGTAAATGTGTCTAAATCTCTTGATCTACCACGGCTAATGCTTACACTTTGTACATCACTTGTTACGTCTGTAAGTGGTGTTGCACCACCTAGTTCTGCACTATCTAAAATACCACGTACTAAGTCATCTAATGTAAATGTGTTTTGTGTAAAACCTATGCGAACACGTACTGTTGGTGCTGCCATTACTCTATTGTAATTACCCTATTTAACGCACCATTGGTTCTGTTAAACTCTTTTAATCCTTGTATAACTACGTTCTTTGCGTCCTCTGGATTAGTTACAGCTGCATTAAAGTTTACTGTTAAACCTGCACCAACAGCTTGATTAAGTCCTGCTTGTGCTGTTTGTTGTTGTGTGGTTAGTGCTGCTAATGTTTGTGCTGGATCAACTGTTTCTTGTGCAACAACTGATTTAACTTGATTATCAGCAAAACCAAACGATACACGTTCAAATTCTTTTAATTTAGGTAAATCTATATTTATACCTATCTTGCCAAGTATTCCACCAACTTTACTTGCAAAACCATTTATTGTTCTAATAAATTTATTTAAGCTGTCAATAATCCTATTAATCATATTTTCAAAATTCTTTGGTAGGTTAGTTAAAAATGGTGCAATATATTTATTAACTATCTCTGTAAACTTCCTAAATGCTGGTGCTAGTAAGTTAAGCAACAACGTTATGATTGCAATTATTGGTGGTGCTAGATCAGCAAATAATTGACCAATAGAACTTACAAATGGTGCAACTGTTTTAATTGCAGAAATAAGACTTGGCCCGATTTCTTGGACTACATCAATAATTACTGGTAGTAACTGTTCAACAATAGGTAAGAGTTCTGCACCAAGTGTTGCTTTTAATTCTTTTATTTTTGCTTGTGCTTGTTTAGATTTAGTAGCAAAACTTTCTTGTTCTGCGTTTAAGTAACCTTGTGTAACTGCTGATTTTCTTGTAATCAGTTCTAATGTTGCTTGTGCTTTCTCTTGTTTTGTAAGTTCACTAGCAGCGGTTTTCCCGGTCATAGCAAATGCCTGTGTTTGTACCTCTGCTTCAGATATAGCGATACCATAAGTCTTTAAGCTCTCTCGCTCACCGAGAAGTGCTTTAGTCATAGCTTCTAATACTGGTTGTGTTCCACCTTGTACGTTGTTAAACGCTGCTACATCACCTGCTAATACAGATAAATCTTTAGAAAAATTAACACTAGCTTCAGCAGACATATCAATACCTTGCAGAACCATACCTGTTGTTTTAAGTAGATCTTGTAATTCAAACTCTGCTAGACCAGCTTTTTTAGAAAAATCCTCAATAAATGTACCGAACTCTGGTATTGCGTCCCCAAATGTAGCTTGAAACGCTGCTTCAGCTTCTTTAGCTTCTGAAGCCAAATCAACCATTTCTTTACCAACAGTTCCTGCTGCAACACCAATAGCACCTAATCCTAATGCTGCTGTTTTACCAATAGCACTTGCAGCACTTCCTAAACCTTGTAATGCTTTTTGCCCTTTTGTTAATGATTTAACAAACTGATCTGTTTTACCAACTATTGCTATTGATACTTTTTTTTCAAATGCCATTATTTAATTGCCTTTACTAATGCGTCATACATTTTATCGTTATATGTTTCAAGTATTTCTTTTTGGTTTCTACTTATAGTTCTACCAACAACATAGCCCTCTTTACCAAACTTAGTAAATGTGCTATCACCTCTACTTCTCGGGCCACCAATCCATTTTCTATATGGGAACTTAGCACCCGGTCTAGAGTGTGGTAATCTACCTACTTCTGATTGTGTAATTGCACGTGGTTTTGAACTACCTTTAACTGGTACATATTGAAACCTACGACCAAACTCCATTGATAAAGAAGTTGGGTATCTATCATTTGATTTTATATTTATCTTTGCTTCAGTACGTGTACCAGAAGCAGTAAAACCCATAGCTGACTTACTAGCTTTTGGTACTGGTTGCCTACGTGCTAAAACACGGCTATCTGCTAATTGTTCTTTAGCTATCTCTCTATGAAACTTTGATAATGTTTTAAGAACATCTTTTTTACCATATTGTTTTAATTCTTTAACAATTTCTCTAACTTCACTATTGTCTATTGCTAAATCGGTTTTTTTTACTGTTCTTGCCATATCACTTATCGTATTTCTTGTTTATAACCCTTACTAATGCGTCAAACATTTCCATATCAAGTTCTGCTATCTCTTGTGGATTTATTCCTGTTTCTATTGCTATTGCTGCAATTAAGTCTATAAACCCGGTTACGCTTTTAAATTATCACTTGATCCAGTAATGTCTAGTTCTTCAACTAAACCAATCCAAGTATCGTAATCTTCAGTAACGCCATTTCTTTTTGCACCAAGCCAAGCCAAATATAACAACCACTCATAACGTTGTTCTTCATTTAGCTTGGACACTGGTATATTAAATTTGCGTTCAAACTGTACAATATCTGCTGGTTTAATCTTTACTTCGTACTTCGTGCCGTCTTGCATTATGACGACCATATTACCCATTACGAAGTTGCCCTAGTAATTGTTCCAGAAGTTGGGAACGCAACGGACATTGTAGCAAGTTCACCAACTGCATTAGCTACTGGTATGTGTTGATTTACAAGCACGTTTCCAGAATAACTTGGGTTAGTAGCACTTACTGATCCACTAGTAGGTTTTACAACAAATGCTGTTGTAGATCCAAGTAGTGGGAATAATGTAGCGTCCACTTCTGAAGCTGCGAAATCTTGTTGGAACTCAATAGATAGTGTTCCGTCCTTTAATCCACCTGTACGTGATTGAAATGTATCACCCATAGCTGTTGTAACGATTTCATCAGCTGTAATATCTAATGTAACACTTGCAACGTGGTCTGATAGATCAACGCTGTTCAAGGTAACACTAGCGTCTGTTAAAACAAATTTTGCCAATGTAAACTCCTTTCAGACTTAATTTTATAGTTTAGTAAAGAAGTTAAGTTGTGTGTGTTATTCTATGCCGATTGTTGCGTGTATAGAAAAACTTGGTGATGTTCCAGTAATTGTGTAGTTAAGTCTAAAATAATCATCAGTTATTGCACCTGCTGCACTTTGATAATCAGCACCTATTGCTGTAATGTCGCTAAAGGTAATGACATCTGTTGGACTTGTAAAACTTGAATTATCATCTGATTGTAATTTAAAAGTAACTGTTGGTGTTGATGTACCACTAACAGCTGTACAATGTATAGCCACATAAATTTTTTCTGTTGCACCAACTGCACCTAACTGTACCCCGGTTGAGTTACCAGTAGCTGTTAATGCACCGTCTATTTCTATTTTGCCTTGAACCACTTCATCATCTGATTGTGATTTAGTAATGCTAAATGGTGCTATTTCGCCTACTGTACCAAACATTGAATAACTAAATAATCTTGATTTCATAAAGTAAGCTGTATTGCCTACACCTGCGTCTGGTACTGTTGTAACAATCAATTCGTTACCTACTGACGCACCAAGTAAAGCGTCTGGTTTATTTGCACCTGCTTCATAAAAGCCGTCCATTGATAAGGTACTATCTTTAAGTCCACCTAGTCTTTCACGAAATCCACCACTATTAATTGTTGTAGCGTCTAGTTCTTCGGCCATAATCTCTAGGTTTACGCTTGTGATGTGATCTGATAAGTCATAGCCACCACTAAATACTTTACCGTCATTAAATACAAATTTAGCCATTTACTTCTTCCCACGCTTCGTTAATATCTGGTGTACTTTTATCATCTTTTTTAAATGTGCCGTCTTTTTTTCTAGCACGTCTTTTTTTAATAGTAGTAGGTTCTATATGACCACCTTTTATTAATGACTTAGCAACATTTTCATCATCAATAGTTATGGTTTCGCCTTTTACCTTGTCCATAACTTTTTTGTTGCCTATAATTTTATATTTAGCCATTACGATCCTTTCGTATAAACTTCTATTGTTAAATTAGCACCAACACCGTCAATGCCGTTTAAATTAACATCTGCTGCGTAATTAGTCATATTAACTACCCTTGCGTCTGTATCACTTAATCCTAAAGTCTTATTGTTATATATTACTTGTCTTACGCTTGAACTTCCACTACCTGTAATAAAAGCGTCTAGTTTATCTTGTGCTGTTCTACTATCTGCACGTTGAACTGCAACTAACATATCAAATGTATATAGATCAGTTCCCCTTTGCATAGCTAAATCAAACTCTATTTCTGTTGGTATAAAGATTGCAACCGGGAAGTTTATTGCGTTATCTGGAACTGTATCGTAACAACGTAGTCCACTTATGTTGCCTACAGTTGTTTTAAGACCGTCCCTAATCTCTGCAAGTGTAGCCATTAAGAAACACCTAAAACTGTACCTTTACGAAATGGTGCAATTAATCGTGTTATTTCTCTGTTCTGTTGAATATTGACTACGCCAAAATCACCAACACCAGCAACGCCTAGTGGTGCGTTTCGCATAGCAAATAGTTCACTAGCTAACATTAAGGTAGCTTGTTTAATTTGTTCTGGAACACTTGCATAACCCCATTTTGCAGTTATTTCTGCACGTGGTCTATTACTTGAATAATCTAGTGGCCACTCGTGATTACCGTCTGAAATTAGTTCTATTATATAAAATGGATTTCCTGTAATACCACCAACTATGCCATTGATTGGTAATACTTGATAATCTGAACTTGCTACGGTTTCTTCGTATGTACCGTCATCATCATCATCATACTTAACAACTAACCCGGTAGTAGTTGAAATATCATCTACACGTAATCTATATAGATCATTAGTGAAAAACTTACGTGCAGAAGCTGAAGTATCTTGGTAAAAGTATCTGCCACAAAAAGCGTCTATTTGACGACTAGCTGCATTTACTGCGTCATCAATTAAAGTATCATCTGCCGTATCGCTTGTAGGTATGCCAACAAACGTCTTTAATTCGTCTTGTGTACAGTAGCCATTGGTAATTGCCATAAGATATTATCTACCTTTCTTTCTGCCTTTACCTTTGCCACCTTTCATTTTTTTACCGTAATGTTTTGGCATTACTTCTTTTTCTCTACTTTTTTTTCAGCTTTAGGTTTTGCAGTTTTTGTTTCAACTTTACCACCAGCTGCTTTAATTGCTTTTTTAACTTGTTCAGCACGATCTGCCTTTCCATAGACTTCGTAATGCTTTAATTCTTTTTTTAATGCTTCTATTAATTCTTTATCTTTTGCCATAATACTTTCCTAAATGGTCTGGTGTGTTAGTTGCCCAACACACCAAAACCATAATTTAATTAAAAGGTAGGTGCAATAAGTCCTGTACCTACGATTTCTGATATACCTTTTGGATATCTTCCAGAAGCAAAAGCAACGTAACCATAAACAACCATTTTAGTTGTTAAGCTACCTGCATTTGTTTCTTCAAATTTAAGTTGGAACAAATTATCTTCAAACATAATGTGATCATCAACTTTTGCTATATAAATAGCGTCTTCAGTACCAGCACCTAAATCAGTTCTAATGTTAGCGTCTGTGATTACTGGTAATCCTAGAACACTACCTACAACTTGACCATAAGCTGCTGCGTCCCCAACACCTGCTGCGTTGTCTGGGTTGTTACCAGCTGGTAATACTAATGGACGGTTTGAACTGTCCACACCTGCTGTTAAGAAACCCCAACGTCTTGGGTGCATAAGGATTGCAGTAGCTGGTGCAAATCTATTTGAATTGATTTCCTGTACTGCGTCTGCAAGTTTTGGATATAATTCAGCAACTGTTGGACTTGCGTCTGTATAAGTTGTTTGATTAATTCCAGATACTTGTGATATACCTAATGGTTGTCCTGAAGATCCAGAACCGTTAATCATAAGGTTATCTAATTTTGTGTAATAAGCTGCAACTAAGTCTTGGAAGATAATGTTTTCCAATGAGAAACCCGGTTGTCCACCTCTTTCAAGAGCTTGTCTTGAAACGTCTTGCTGACCTGCAATAGTATCAACATTAACTGTTAATAAGGTGTCGTCCATATTTGTTTCTTGAACAGCTGAGTTTTCACTAGCTTGTTCTGCTGCTGCTGATCCAGTTGTTATTCTGGATATTTCAATTTTGTTACCAAATGCTGGTAAGTCCTTTTTAGGTACAGCATTATAAAATGGTGAACCTGCTCTTGCGATTGGTGCGTACTCATCAACTAAGTATTGAGGTACAACTAATCCTGTAAAAGCACCTGTTCCAACATCTCTGGCTTCAAAATCTTGGTGCTTGTTAAGTCTTTCTTGTGCTTTAAAGTCGCCACTTCTAGCTGCCCAAGCGTCTGATATAAAAGAGTGGTCGCCACCCTTTCTATACATATCTGGCTCGTTCACTTCTACAACAGCTTCTTTATCGCCTAAGTCCTCGTCCTCAACACCAAGTGCATTTCTGCTTTCTTTAACTGCTTTTAAAGTTTCAGCAGCTTCTCTTGCTTCTTCAATTTTCTCGTTCATCTCTTTAATTTCAGCGTGAAGTTCATTTGATCTAGCAAATTTGCTATCAAAATCTTCCCCTGCTTCCATTTCATCAAGTTCAGCAACAAGACCGTCAAGTTCAGCTACTTTAGCTTCTCTAGCTTCAATTAATTTTTTCAATTTAATTTCCTTGTATGTTTTTTCTTATACTTCTGCGTAGAGTGTGGTAGTTAAGTGTGATACACGGCTATAACCACGGCTATACGTCTTTTAGCGAATACCGTCCCTTTCAAGTTTCAGTTTTAATAAATCCACTTTAGGATTGCTTCGCTTTTTATCAACGTCATCACTTTCTGCGACTTGGTTAATAAAACTTTCTAAAATCTCTGTAGCTTTTTCGCCACTTCTTGCTTCAACTAATTCTTTGTGCAAGTTTTCTATATCTACGCCACGAAGTTTTGCACCTGCCCACGGATTAGCCGGGTAAGTTACTACTGATACGTCAAATAATCTTGCTTCGTTTACTTCTCTGTTTTCACCGTTTTGGTCAAAATTATCTTTGATTGCTGCAAATGCAAAAGACATTTCGTTTAAATCACCACGCTTCATAGCACTTGATACTTCTGCAACAGTTGGATTGCTTGGATCAAGTTCGGCTCGTACAAATAAACCATAATCATCTTCTTCAAGCTGTAATGTACCAGAC